TACTGATGCCATATTACTTCCTTATAATATACTTTCTTCTAATCTGTCTATCTTTTTCTAATGCAAATAATTCTTTTTCAGTTCTTTCTAGCTTTGCATCGAAACCATAATGCACTTTACCTGTATTTTTAAACCTGTCTACCAATACATATCGATAAACATAACTCCCTTGTTTAAAATGTAATATTGTTTTTAAATCTTTTATTTGTTTCATAATGATAGATGGGGGATTGCTCCCCCACCTAATAATAAGCAATTATGCTTCGTATGCTTGGATTTTAACTACTTTGTCTTCTTCCATTCTAGTCGCACCGAATGCAGCAGAATAGTAAACTTGAGTAGCATAACCTTTGTCAGCTCTTTCATCGATTCTAGCAGTTGAATCTTTACCAACAGCTAAAGCGATTCCATCACTTACGAAAGCAATACAATCTCTAATTTGAGACGCAACAGCTAATCTGTTAGACACGATGAAATTAAATCCTAAGAAAGTATTAATATCACCTTGTGCTAATGCTTTAACTGTATTGAAATCACTAGAAGTCACTTCAGTAGTTCCTAACAAATCAGAGATTTGTTTTGGAGATACGATGATGTGTCTTGGTAGTGAAGGATCAACATCAGCTAAGTCAATGATTTCTTTTGCTTCTCTTAATTTAGCAATGTTCATACCAGTTGTACCAGCTTCAGCTATGATTTGAGATGCAGGTAGTGCTACTGGTGTACTTACTCCTAAAGGAAAAGTATCAGCAGAACCAGTTGCAGCAGAAATGATAGCATCATCCATTGCTCTACCCATTGCATAAGCAGCAGCTAATGCGTAAGTAGAAGTTGGATCTACTAACATTCTTACTTTATCTAAATCATCGATTAGATCAGCAAACTCGTAATCAACCAATGACACTCTTCTTCTTGAGTGTGGGGTATCTGATTGCGGAGTATTTGCGTGTCTTGTTGATCTTACAGTTGCAGTAACACTTCCAACTTGATCGAAGAAAGCATTCTTACCTGTAACAGATTCTAATCTAACTTTATCTCTAAGAATAGAACCTTTTTGTTGTGATAGCATTTGTATGTTAGAACTATATTGTTCTACAAATGCTGTAGTTATTTGAGTTGACATAATTGTCTCTCCTAATTGTTATAGTTAATGTTAAACAAAAACAGAGAGGTTCTCAGAAAATCTGGCATCTCTTGCATTTAAAGTCTGTTAGACTAGAGTCTATTCCTGCTTGTCAGTAAGGTTCTTTCGAATTGTCTTACTTTTCTTTGGCGAATTTTCATCCGCCATAGAAACCCATTTATAATATTCTTTGCAGATTGGCAAGGGATTTGATTTTTGATTCTCTGATCCACTCTCCACTACAATACGAAGTATCTCTAATTTAACTTCTTTGTTATCCATTGCTCATCATTGTTCTTAATGTGAATACTTGCTGAACAACCTTGTCATGATCTGGGTGTGATTTATTCCAGTATGGACCACTTCGATCATTAACAAGTTTATTAATTTCAGATTGATAATCTACACCTTGAGATACATTTTCGCTTTCAGTTCCAACTAATTTATCTTCAGATAAAAGATTGGCAATGTTAGCAAAGCCTTTAATAACTTCTGGATGATCTCCTAATCTTGTACCATCTTTAAGTTCCATATCTAAAATTTGTGGATTCATGTTTGCTTTTGCAACTGCTCCAGCTCTTTTGATATTATCATCAAATGCTCTACCCCATTCTTTTCTAAGTTGTGCTTCAGCATTAGCTTGTGCAGTTTCAGTATCTACTCTTGATTGTTGAACAGATCCTTCCATAGATTCTTTATAGAACTCTAAAATACCTTGAGCTTGTTTATTATTTAAACCTAGCTTGTGAGCATTCTCTGCAAATGATTTAATTGCACCATCATCTAATGGAACAACATCTGATTTAACTTCTAGTTTATATTTATCTGGAGACTCTGGTCTACCTAGTTTATTATAAACTTCATTCCATTGATCATCTGTTGAATTGTTATTCGGTACAGCAACCTTATCTTGACCAATCATTCTTGTTGCATTGATATAAGATTTAGCAAGAGCTTCTAGTTCAGTAAACTTAGAAATGTTTGGATCATTTCTTAAATCTTCTGGAATAGCTTCTTTCCAAGACTTAGCAACTGTTGGTACTGGTTGTTCTATTTGTGTTTCTTGTTTTGGTGCTTCTGTAGTAGTTTGTGTTGTCTCTGCTACAGGCACAGTTTCCTGTGTTATCTGTTCTTCTGACATAGTTATTTTCCTTTAGTGTTATCATTTTGGAGCATTGATTTAATAAATAGAAGTACACTCCTTTGACCTTCCATGTATGCACTCTCATGACTATCCCCTTTAACATTAGTGGTAGACCAAAAGTGGCATCGTTTTTCTAAATCAGATAAAACTTTTTTACCATCATCTGATTCAAAAATCATTTTGTATGCTTCTCGAATTTCTTTTATTTGTTTTTCAAATTGTTTTAGTTCATCCATAAATATTTAGCATTTGCTTCGCTTGATTCTCAAGCAAAGAACAAAACCATTTTAAAAGTTATTCTTCTGCTTGAGCTACAGCTCTTGCTTCATCTGGTAAAGCCTTTGCGAGTGGTGCTATTTTTCCCCCTGCTTCTGCTACTTGTTGTAGCTGTTGCATTTGCATCATTTGTTCTTGTTGAGCTTGTGCTTGTTGTCGTTCAGCATTTAACTCAGATTGTGGTTTTAATATTTTTTGTGGTACACCAACAATGTCTGCCAAGTGTCTAACTAGTTTATCCATATTGATATGATCAAATACTGGAGCAACATTAGATAAGCTACCCATAATTTCTATTGCTCTCATAATTGATTGTAGTTCACTAGACTTCTGTGCTTTAGCTAGTGGAGATACATATTCGATTTCAATATCTTTACCTGCTAAAAATTCTGGTGCTGGTCTAAATAAATTTTTTCTAAGAATTAAAGCGAAGGCTCTATCGATTAATGGTTTTAATAATTCAGATTGAAGTCTACCCAAAACTGGACCAAGCAATCTCATCTTCTCTTCATTTCTTTGAATCACTTCTGTTGCGGTCATCTGTGGACCTTGTTGCATCATTAACTGATTTACATAGAACGCATTACGAATTGAGTTTCTTCTTTGCTCTTCCATGTTTAAACCTAGTGGAGTATTTGCTCCAATGTTTAATGGTTCAATACGATCTCTAGTTCCTGCTCTGTAAAAATTTAAACCACCAGGTACAGTTCTTACTGGTAATATAAATCCATCATCTGGAACAAGGAGTGGTGGATCAACTTGTTTCTGTGCAGACTTGATTGTAGTCTTAGACATTTCATTTAACATCTTGACATCTGGCAATGCGGTCATTGCAGGTGATCTGCCATAGATTTCGTGTGATGCTTTTAAGTATCTTGGTACTACAAAAGGAAACTCTCTAAATCCAGATACTGATAATTCATCTCCAGAACTTGCATCTAAGTAAACAGATTCAAATGGCATATTCTGTTTGTCTTGTTTCTTAGGATTGAAATCAGATCTTGGATATACTGCGTGAAGTATTTCTATTTCTTCGTATGGATCTTTCTTAGCTATTGTTGCAATGTTAACAGATACATCTCCAAACTTTTGGATTGCTGCTCTTGCAGATAGTTTAAACTTTCTAAATACTGTATCGATTCTACCTTTTTCATTTTCAGCAATAAAGATTTCATTGATGTGTCTTGTTGAGAATTTTAAAATATCTTCATCATCTTCTTCGATAAACATTGCTGCTGTACCAAAAGTAATTAGATCGTGATACAATTCAAAGATTTCTTGTTGAAAGTTTGATTTGTTAAATGCTGCATACATTGTTTCTGTTGCAGACTCTAACCATTCTTTTGCTTCATCTTCAAATTCCATATCCTCTTCTTTGAATCTTAAAGAGAACCAAGGAGTTGATGGATTAGTTAGCATCCCATGTAACGATGCTGCTAATAATTCTACTGATTGTAATGGAGAAGAATCAAAAATAAGTTCAGTTCTTTTATCTCCTCTTGATCTTGATTTAGTAACATCTGCTTTTCTTGGTTGCATATAATCTGCAACTTCTTGCCAATGCGATTCCCAGTTTTGTCTTTGGGATTTTAAACGATCAAATCGTTTTAATAAATTTTTTGCTAAATCTGTTTGTGCCATATTATCTACCTAATAAACTTGGTTTGCCTAATGTCAAGCTACCAGTTGCACCAGTAACACCTGTCATAACAGTTGGAGATCTACCAATTGCTTTTGCTCTTCTCTTTCTTAAAAGAATATTATCTTCAGCAGCATCTGCTGCTGCACTCTGTGAAACTTCAGCTGTTGTTGGAGAAGTTACTGTTGGAGCTTGTACTACTTGACCGCTTGTTCCTATTGCACCACCACCATCTCCACCTCTAATTTCTCTACCATAAGCATCTCTTGTTCCAGACATTCTATTTTTAGAATATTCAGAATACATTTCATTTTGTTTTTCTACACTTAATTTTTCAAATTGAGATTTATTCATTCCAGCATATAAACTATTTTTTTTACCACCTTCACCTAAAACATAATCTGTAAAAAAATTTCTAGTTCTTATTGCATTTTTTTCTAGTGTTGGAGATAAAATATTAGCTGCAACTTTTGTTCCACCAGGAAACATTCCTCGAACACTTCTTCTTGTGTTATAAGCACCTTGTTCTTGAAATGCTTTTTCTTTTTCTTTTTTAATATCTTGTTCTTTAGTTTTTGAATATTGAGTTGTGATACCAATCTCTCTACTTGTTTTATAGGTGTTATTATTTCCACCACCGCCACCAGATGAACTATTGCTACCCATAATTATTTACCTAATGTTAAAGATGATTTAGTTTCCGACTTAGTTTCTTTTTTTATTTTTAAATCATCTATGTTATTAAATTTTACTTCTTCTTGTAAATATAAAATTTCTTCTTTTTTCTTTTTAAAAATTTCTTTAATCTTCTTAAACATTATGATCCTAATAATTTATTTTTTTTAATTGTTGTGTTGTTATTTGCAAGTAATCCACCAGAGGTAACTACTGTTCCACTTCTACCCATTTTTATTTGAGATTTGCCAATAGAAGCATACTTAACAGGTTTAGATTTTGGTACGATTGTATTTACATTGTTGGTAGTATTTTTTTGTTTAAGTTCTTTAAATGCTTTTTTTACATCTGGTCTTTGCATTAATTTTTTTAACATTTTTGAAAAAGCCATATTATTCTCCTAATAAAGTTTTAAGTTTTGTTTCTTCAGATTCTTGAATACCTAGTGGACCAGTAAGAATAGTTTTCTTTCTACCCATTCTTCTTCTTTCAATCGCAGCTTGTTCCTTTTGGATTCTTGCTTCTTCCTCTGGCGACAGCTCCGCTGAAGGTGGTTCTGGCAAAGGTTGGACAGGTGGTAGTGGTGGCATCTTTGGTTTAAATATTGATCCCATATTAAATTATCCTATATTCATTATCCGCAACACTTTGTGGTGCAGATTGTTTTGCATTAATTTCTTGTAGTCCAACGCACAGATACCTCATGGCATCACAAGCATGGGAACTCCAATCATGCACAGGCTTTGATCTAAACATTCTATTTT